GTGTAGTCCCTGCTGTAATCGCCTAATGCCGGCCCTGTGCCAGCCTGTAAACCAAACATCGAGCGCGTGCGTTCATTGCCGGCCAATAGATCTGCCAACCCTTCTACTACCGCAGGGTTTTCTTGCGCCTCTGCCAGTATTTGCTCAACGATGCTTTTAGGCTTTTTGATCTTAGCCTTTGCCGGCTTTTCTTGTGCTACGTCAACCAACGGCTCTAAATCGTTCGCCTCTTCGACCTTTTCCACTGCACTTGGGTTAGGTTCGCCTTTAGCTGCGCCCATCGGTTGGCCCATGTGATCGTATGCCGCATCTACTGTACTGCTCTTACGTTTAGCCATGTTTTGCTTTCGTTATGTGTGAGCCGGTAAGGAATTGCTCCCCTACCGGCCCGTTTTCACTGCTTAGTTACTTACGTTGTTGACAAAGGGGTGCGAGATGCTTGAAAGCGTCTTGCCGCCCGAATCATCCGCAACAGCGTATGCACCGTAAATGACATCGCCAGCTACAACCGCATCGTCAACCGATCCAGCCGTTGAGGTCAGATACAGCTGCGCGCCATCAGCAACGTCACCGCTGGTGATTTCAACCGTGCCGTCAACGCAATACCAACCATACTGGCTGGCAACGTTAGCCGACATAGCTACACCACACTTGCCCACACCATTGGCAGACGCGCGCGTAGTGGTAAAACCAGCACCATCAATCAACACCAGATCGCCGGCAGCGGTGCTTGCTACGCCTACAGCGTAAACAAATTCGCTCGTCCCATATCCGGGATTGTCAATGTCGCGCGCCTGTACACGCGTCCCCAACGGTGCTTCCTGATAGGTTGACGTTTCATCAATGTCCTGATTGAACGTCGCCCCTCCTACCATCTTCCAAGTAGCCATTATATAGTCACCCTTCCTTTCTTAAATGCCGGTGATATTCGTGGCAACGCCCAAGCGGCGGCGATTGTTCGTAATCTGCTGCACGCCGGCAACCATATAGGCCAGCTGACCTAACTGCCCACTGCTCTGCAACGATACAAACGGCGTTTTCTTGAAGTTCGCCTGGCGCATCACACGCAACTGGTGCGAACGCTTGTCCACGAAATATGCGTGATTAGCGGCAATGTCGTTGTCAGCTACGATTGCAGCACCCATGTAGGCCGGAAACTCTTGACCGTTCAAGCCATTTAGCTGCGTGCCGTTCAACTCAACGTATCCCTGCGAGGTTAGCGCAACGCGATACGCGCCGGCAATCGAGTAAGTCGTAAAGATTGCGTCCGTCTTGCCGCCCTGCTTACGAATCGAATCCATCACGGCATTAAAACGCGTAATACCGTCAAAGATGTTTGTAGTCGTCTGCGACAAGAACGTGGTAGCAGTGGTATCTTTCTGGTTCTGCCAGAACGTGCTGGCAGAAGAATCAATACCGCCGATCGTACCCGTGCCGGCATCTGCAATCAAGTCCTGCAAACCAAGCATCGACTTGCCAGACTGCGCGCCACACGCGTCTTCGTTGATGGTCTTGAGCAAGCTATTCATGGCGTTGTCACCCAACGCACTTAGCAACTCAAATACCTCTTCTGCACCGCTGTTTTCCCAATTTTCCGTATCGCTCAACACGATGGGAACAGCGTAGTAACGCCGCTTGTAAAACGCACTCTCAAACGGATCGCGCGGTGACTTGGAAAGCGGATCATACTTGTCGAACGCTTCAGCCGTTCCAGCACTCGATTCAAGAATGACCTGGATTTCCTTCCCACCGCCATCCACCATCAGAGAGCCGCCACCGCGCTTTCTCAGTGCGTCGATGACATTATACGGCTCAAAAATATTGTCGATCTGCGCCGGCTCAATCGTGCGACGAGTCGACGACCAGCGACTATCCCATACTTCACTTGTGGTCTGTGCCATTGTTTTACCTCGTTATGTGCCTATTCATACGTCTGGCGTATTTCGTCTAAGGCGGTAGACTTTGATATAACACCACTCGATTGCGTGTTGCGCGCGCCCGTTGACTGTCCACGCGTTGCCGCACCAGACTTAGCATTACGCCGCTGTGTGCGCTGCGTTTCTCGCGCTTCCCTCGCTTCTTCCGCAGTGCGCCCTGTCCACTGACCAACCAACTCGGCCAATGTCCAGTTCTGCCCCGTTTTTGGATTCACCTCGTTCAACGCGTCCCGGTTTCGCTCAATAAACCGCAATGTCGAAGCATCTTTACCGATATCTTGCCCAAACACCTCTACCACTTCAGCTATCTGCTTTTGCATTCGCTGCTGCAACTGTGCTTGGTTTTGGCCCTGCAGCTGTTCGACCACCTGACGCAACTGGCCTACTTGGTCTAACCCATTTTTCTGTAGTGCCTGTTGTATCTCTTGGCCGATCAAGTTTTGCACATAGTCGATGCCAGCTGCCTGTTCCATTAATGAACGCTGCTGCTCTGCATCTGTTGCTTGCATGGCTGCACGCCGTAGTGATTCAGCATCTTGCATGGTCTGCTGCTGCACCGTTTGCGGCTGCGCTTGTTGCTCTTGTAGCTGTTTTAGCTTGGCCGTTTCTTGTGCAACATACTGATCGTGCTGCTGCTTCAACTGGGTGAAATATCTGTCTGCCTCCCGACGATCACGCTCCAACGGAGATAGGTCGTCATTTGTTGAATTGCGCGTTGATGCGCTTTCTTCTACTTCGACTTCTTCAGCATTAGTCTGCCCTGCACTCTGTTCTTCGGGGTCGCTTCGGGGTTGATCCAGATCCAGCATCCCCAGGCCCATTTCATTAATGGGTTCTGCAGATCCTTCATTGGTTCCCTCAGTCGTCTGCCCTTCCGAAACGGCTGGGTCTATTGCCACTTCCGTCATACTCACCTCTACATGAAAAAACGCGCCAACTATGCCGGTGCAGGGATTAGTGCCGTAACCCCCACTGACCCGGCACGGTCAGCGCGTTATGTTTTGTGTGACCGCGTGGTCACATTGTAAATACTACTTAGTCGTTGTTGTCCGTGAACAACCCTGGACTCTCTACGTTTCTACTCAGATCGCCTGTTGCGCCCTTATCTACCTTGTCCCAATCAATCTGATCCATGATCTCTTCAACACTATCTGCTGCCAACGTCTGTGCGCCGGCGCGCCTTTCCATCTGCGCTTTCTGTGCATCAAATGTCTCAGCCTCGATCTGGCTGCGCGTCTTTTGATCGCCCTCTTCTAACCCTAACGCCTTTAACTTAGTGCGCTTGTCTGTGGCGTTTTCGTAATACATACCCGTCTGTGGGTCAGGCATTGCTTGGTTATGGCCCTGCGTACACATCAGCCTATTAAACGCGCCCATCGAGCCGAAGTTAATGGTCGATTTCTCGCCGCACTCTGGACATTCGCGCTTCTTCATAGGCTGGCCTGTGTAATACACATCCATCTCAGCATGGCCTAATCCGCATATGTAGTTATGTGTTGGCATATATCTATTCTTCGTTAGCTGTGTAAGCAGCTGCAGCTGCACCAACGCCGACAGGGTATAATATCGGTGCAATACCTGCTAATAAATCGCCACTTTCAGGCTTTTCTTTACGCAAATTTTCGTATTCAAATAGCTTCTTACGGTATTCTTGATTGTTTTCAATCAACTCAGCTTTTTTCTTGATTAATCTTTTTAAATTGTTTTCGTGATATTCTTTTACTTGTTGGTAATTGACTTTATCATATTCACGTTTAGCAAATTTCAAATCTTGACTATTGCTTTTTATGGCTGCATTTATCGCATCTATTTCAGGAATCGCTGTTTCCATACTTTGTAAATCCGACTTAGCTTTTCTCTTTTCTGCTGCTAATCCTTTTGGCGCATCTTGGGGGTCAAATGTTGCATACCTGCTTCTTATTTGAGAAGGATCAAAAACCACATAGATATCAGTCACACCTGCCCCATCTGAGGTATTTTTAAAAATTGCACCATCATAACCGCCAGCTTCTGCCGTTGCTAACAATTCATTATATGACACATCTCTATATGAATCTCCTTCAAAATCACGCACAAATGGATTTGTTATTTGCAATTTAACCGGCATAATATTTTCGCCTAAACCACCGCCAATATCTCTTTTTCTTACTTGTCTTTCTAAATAATCTTTCTTTTCTAATTCAAAATCTTGCAACTCTTCTTCTAAATACTTGACAGCGTTTTTATCACCTAACGATTTTGCGCGCTGTATTTGTTCTTTTCTGTTGCTTATTTCAGCGTCAAAATATTCTGAATTTTTATCTGCAAAAAAACTTTCATATCGTTTCTTATCTAATTTTTCTGCATCAGCTAAATCTGCATATACTGTAGCGGTTTCTGGATCAGCAGAAAAAAAGAATCCTCGTCGCGCGCTTGGTGCATCTGTCGTTGCTCCTAGCAATCCCGGATCAAATGACTCGATATTGCCTTTTGTGCCATGAAACGCATCTATGTCGAATCCCTGTTTCACCGCTCGATCAAGACGCGCTTTTTCTGCAACATCTAATTGGTCAACAAAATCATTGTCCAACGTTCGTAATTCTAAAACATTTTCTTGTATTGCTAAATCATACAGTTTTTTGGCTGGCCCTTGACCTGACAACTCGACATCATCAGCAGCAATGAACTCATCTGATAGTTGCCTTAAAAGTTCATACTCTGTTGTTTCGCCGTTTTTGAATTGATTTAGGATGATGTTAAATCTGTATTGCTCTTCTTCTTCTGGTATTATTTCTTGTATTTCTTTTCTAATCTTTTCTGTTTCCGCATTAGATTCTGCTATTTTTGCTTTAACTAATGCGCCAGGCGTTTCGCCGGCTGCAATTTGTTCTTGTGCTAACTCTACATTGCGCCGCCCTCTGTCCGTTATTGCAGGTTTAGAAACATTGGCCGTTGTCTTTTGCATCTGCCGGGCGCGCGCGTTTACGTCAATTATTTCTGCGTTTTTCAGATTGTCTATGATCTGTGGAAAACTTTGAGACAACTCTTTCACTACATCGCCATATTCTGACCTACTGATATGTGACATTGGCCCTTGTTCGTCTACTATTGTGCCTTGCCACTTACCTTTTTCTTTTGCCGACTTTGTTAAAAGTAACTGAGCCGGCGCACTCCCATCAGATCGCATATTAAATTTGACGCGTGCAGGTGCTGGCGTTGTTTCGTTTACAAACTTTGCTAATTCATTTTGTCTTGTTCTATACTGTGTTGCTTCAGCTAACAAATCATCTTTTAATGGCCCATCTTCCATTTCTGCAAGAACTGAATCATAAAAATCATTGGTTGGTTTTGACGCATCAACAATATCCTGTGCTTGCTTCGACATCTTTGGCATCTTGCTCATCATCGCCGCTGCGCCTATGCCGCCCATAAACTTGCCGGCTTTCCCTACCATCGGAAAAGCATCTTCTACGCCTATAAATGCGCCTGCCCCCTTGTCTAAAATATCTTGCTCTAATCCCCGACCCAATGCGCTTGCCACTGCGCCAGGCTGCTCAGTAACCGCAGAAACGATGTCGGGTAATGTGCGTCTTGCTTGCCGGCCTAACTGCTCTGCCTTGTCCAGCTGACCAATCGACCCAACGACATCAACGCCCGTCTGTATCCCTTCGCCTATAGACTTAGCTACGCCGCCCGGCGTTTTCAGTATGATCGCTTCTAACAATCGCTGTAAACGCTCTTGCTCGTCTGTAAGCGGTTGCATGCCACGATTGCCAGATGCAAATGCCGGCGTTATGTCACCGCTAAATCGGTTCATTAGCTACGCGCCTGTGCCTCTATCACATCTGATGTGCGCTGCGCGTTTGATCGCACCTGCGCCATTAGATCCGTTTCGCCTGTACTAGCTGCAGCGGCTCGACCTGCACTAACTGGCCCGGCTGATTCGCCCTGCTGCGATTGCTGTGCGGCCTGTTGATGCTGCTGCATATGCTGCTGCATCTGCTGATCCAACGCCTGTATCTGCTGTATGGCCTGAGGATTGGCCGGCTGCCCAACCATATCGCGCGCCTGTGCTTGCATTTGCAGCTGCACATAGACCTGATGCTGCTGGTATTGCGCGTGAACGCCCATGTGCGCTTCGTGGTCTTGCTCTGGCAGCACTTCAATAGGTTCACCCTGCATCACCCGGTCATTCTCGTATTGTGCAGCGCGCTCTGCCTCCACGTTGCTCATATCCTGTATAACCGAATCCACATCTTGTATGCCGTTAGCAACAGCGGCCAGCTTGTCTATTTCCATCTGGTCATAGTTGGGACGCTGCGCTGCATAAGACACAAACGCCATCGTGCGATCACGCTCTAACTGTGCATAAAGCGGTTGCGTGCTGCCCGTCTTTGTTTCGATGCGATAGTTGTATAGAAAATCGCTGGTGCGTAGTGCGCGTATCACTCGATCATCCCCATCTGGTGCTACGTTTTCAGCAAAGTTTTCTGGTGTGTATCTTGGATCGCCCATTATTTGAAACGCATTTCGCACAATGTTTTCGTAAAACCCATTTACAGCCGCTTCCATCCACTGCCCGTTGATCTGTGCAGCTGCAGCCACTACTGCCGCTTCTGTTGCACTGTCCGTTGAGCCGGCTGCCGGCGGTTGCAGTGCAGCTATCTCGCGCTCCATGCCCATAACCATGCTGAAATAGTTATACACATCCGGCGGCACGCTTCCCCAGGCTATTTCACGAAAACTGTTTAGGTCTTCTAACCCAATCACCTCACCGTCACGCCCTGTGCGTAATGTTTCGCCTAATTCGGGATTCTGCTCCAATTCTGCGTTGGAAACTGCGGCCATACGCGATGTACGTTTGAGCATATCCGAAATGCGCGATGTCTGTTCAATGATCGCGTTTTGAAGATCCTCCAAATATTTCAAGTGACCTTTGGGGTAAAACGTTTCGGCACTCAGATCAAACTTGATGCACGCAAACGGAAACCCCTGCTCAACCAACCACCCGGCTTGGTCTACACCGTTGTCCAGGTCTAACACAGGTTCCGTTGGTTCGCCGGTATCTGGATCAATATCAAAGACGGGTTGGTTAAAGGTGTCTACTACTTGTGGGAACACCATCTTGCGATACGGGTGCGGAATATCTTTGATCGGCTTGTCTACGCCGGCAGCAAACGTCACCTCGCGCCGCTCGACCCTCATGTGCCACCGCTCCAGCTGCACAAACTCGCCATTAGAAATAGCGTCTGTAATGGCCTGTTGCTCTGCGCTATCGTATCGCGCACCCATCAGATCGCCATACCCCAACTTGTCTTCCTTCGACATGGCCGTAGGCTTGATGGACTTTTTGTTTTGTATGGTGGGATCGTCTAACAAGAACTTGAGAGGCACCCAGAACTTTTCACGGATATACCGCTTATCGCCCAACCTGTGTGGACTGCCGGTTGGATCAACGTGAACACAGTGCGGTGCAACGCGCGATGCTACAACTAAGTCTTCGGCCATATCGTCATTGGTGACGTATGGAGCGATGATGTCATCGCCTACTGGATTGTAATCAAGTCTGACCCAACCCACGCCGGTAAACAGCGCGTCGAAAATGGCCTGATGTACGTGTGATTTAAGGTTGCAGATATTCATCCAGCTGGCACTGGCACGCTCTAATATCTCTGCAACACCCTGGTTTACTTCATCCTCTACACTGAATGATTGCACCGGGTAATTGTGGGCAATCGTGCCGAGTATCTGCCGTACGATGGGATAAAATCGCGAAACCTTTACGACATCTTCGCTTCGCAGGTCGCGTATGCGCTTGTCAAATTTCAGGTCATATGCGTCATATAGCTTCTGCCATTCGTCGGCCCGGTCTTTATAGAGCCGGTCAAGCATCTGACCTTCTGACTTATACCATTTAGCTTCGTATTTGTTCATTCATAGTGTATCGTCCTTATGCGTACCTGCTACTTGGCTTCTCTGCTATGATCTGCTCGATCAACCGCCCTCCGTCAGCAGCAGCAGATTTTGTCCCTTTGCGCGGCTTGTAAACATGATTGATGCCGTATCGTAGCGCATCTGCTCCGTGGTCATCGCCGCCCTTTGCTACATCTTCCATGTTCCGTGTATCTCTCTGCACACTCAACAGTGAATCCAGTATTGGCTCAGAATACCCCCGAAAAAACTTGAGCCGGCCATGATGCAGCAAATTGCCTATGTTGCGCCAACCGTTCACCCTATCCATGTTCGCCCGATGCAGGTATACGCCGTTCTCTGTAAACGTATCGGCCACGGATCTGGCCTGTGACGCTTCCCCTGGCGCGCGCTTCGTCCACATATCGGACGGTGCTAACACTTGCCGCGCTGCGCGTCCTACAACGCCATGCTTACCACGCGTAAACGGGCAACCCTCGATCATGCGACTGATGCCGCGCGCGTGCTCTGCGCCGGCTCCCGATGCGTAATAGCTGTTTATTACCCACACATCGTCATCGTAGTCCACAGCGAGAAGGCAGCCGGCAGTAGGATTATTCTCCCCGTAGTCCAGTGCTGCAAATATGACCCAACTATCTGGTATCTCAAACGGATCAACCACCAGCGAATCGCGCGATACAGCGAACATTGAACCCGGTGACGCATCCCAATCCCCTTCTAACCATGCTGCTACTAATGCCGGATCACCAACCGCGTGCAGCCGGTCTATGTATCCCGGATCATTCTCTAACAGTATCTTGTTGTCTTCGACCCGCGCCGGTATGTAGCACCTGACCATACCCGACTTCTTGCATCGAAACGGCACATATCCACCTGGCGCACGATCAATGCCAAAGTAGCTTTTCACTTCGGCATGACACCGGCCACCGGGATTAGCCGTTGATACGACCCGTTTGTTCTTTGCCGGCCCTCGCAGCGTGCCGAGCATCGCCTTATACGCATCAAGACTGCTGTGGTTTGCTAACTCGTCCCACAACAGTATAGAGTACTGATGCCCTTGATACCGCGTGACATCGGCCTCGTTGTCCAGATGCCTAAACGACAACTGCGCCCCGTTAGGCCAATGCCACTCACGCCGGCCAACCTTCCATTCACCACCCGTTGCCGGGTATATCTCTAAACTCTGCTTGACTACTTCGTCTAACTCTGGATGCGAACGCCTAAACAGGATACCGCGCCAGGCTGCTCCTTGATCCAGATCCTGTGCGAAGCTGCCCAGAAGTAGGCTCGTTTTGCCGCCGCCGCGTGCGCCCCCATACAGTAATTCGTCCACAACCTTGCGTGCTGTGATCGCGTGCAGCTGTGGCCCGACCTGTGGAGACCATACGAAATCGGTCAATCCTCTAACGCCTCTGCCACTTCAGTGCGCGCTGCTGCCACCTTCCGCTTGATCTCCAGCCATTCCTCGATGCTGTTAGCTGCCGGCGGCGTATCAATCACGCGCGTTTCGGTCTGGATCGCTCCACCGTTCGCGCCGGTAATCTCTGTGCGCTCTGACCAATCACTGCGTACGGTCTTATTGTGCGTCAGAAACCACTTAGCGCAGCCGGCATCCCCACTCATGATACCGTCTATAATCGCATTGCGCGCGATTTGACCCACGACCTTATCTGCATGCTCTAATGCCTCTTCGACCTGTGGGTATTTCTTGGCGTATCGCCAGACCGTCATGGGATCACACCCCAACACATCAGCCGCATCAATCCGTGACCCATTAGCTGACATAATCGCGTCTACCATCTCTTCTATGGTAAACTGCTCTGTGTTTGTACCTCTGCGCTTCTTCATAACAACCTTATATATAGATCACGCGTATAATGCTATATGATCCGCTATGCGCTCTTTCAGCCGGATCTGCTCGCCAGTTGGCCGGCGCAGCCACTTATACACTAGTAGGACCATACCCCTGGCCGAATATCCGAATCCACGGTATCCAGATGGAGAAACCGCGTCTTGTAATCACCCGATTGCGACACACCAATACCTGAAAAGCCTAACGCCATCGCAGCAGCTAAGATCCGATGCGCTTTGCTGCCCATACACTGCACATCAATCGCCTTGCCCTGTGCGTGCGCTCCAACAGTAGATTTCTTGGCCTCTATGGGATGATCTGGCGATCTGTACCCACTGGTGATAACCAACGGCTCATCGACCAAAACGCGCAATTTTTGCACCTTCGTCATAAAATCTGGATCAATATCACACTCGCCCGTATGCTGGCACGCGATCTCTTCAAACGAGAAATTAGGCCACTGATCTGTGGGCCATGTGTCTTCTGTGTATTTCATTGGCTCTTATGATATATGTGGGATGATGCCGGGACGATATTTCGACACCACCCCACCAGAGAGAAATAGAAAAGAGGCAAGTGATCCTCTTATATAAAACTACCTTCTTGAAAACCAAAAAGCATGATTAACATAAAATAACTTATAGGTCATATACAATATATTATGTAAATTACTATGGGACAGCACCAAAAGCGTATAAGACATAGACATTTGCATATTTTTTAAAAAATAGTGTCAAATGTGGCATCAGAATACACACATTGGGTATTGTTATGGTGTAATCATGTTTATAAACTATAACTGCGGAGAATATTTCGTTTTATGATTAAAAAATATCAACTGAACATCGAAGACTTCAAAGATCCTCACGAGAGCAATGAGTTTTGGATACGACTGCAGCAAATAGTCGAAAACAGCAACCATACCTTAGATACCCTATCAGAAGCTATTGGAGTCCCCAGGCGAACGTTAAGCCGGTTCTTGAGCCGTCAGACTCACGCAGATGTGTTGCGTATGGTGTATGACATATCAAATGCGTGTGGCGTAGAACCTGCATTGTTATTTGACAAAAGCAAGCAAATCCCCCACCACGATCTGACTGACATAAAATCTATAGACCGAATGTTGATGACCGCGTATAACGGCGCGTCCATTACTGGATGCGACGGATTTGCTAAAACGTGCAGCGATCAGTATAGGTTACGGCATCACAGATGGCGCATAAACAACCAGACAGTCCATGATGAAGTAACGCAATTGCTAAAAATAGACGATGAGGGATACCCTGCCCTATCGTTGGCTGATGAAATCGCTCTGAATAACGCTGTATCTACAACAAACAAAATGTCTCGACAGCTATACCTACATAGGGCATATATAGCCGGTGATGCGATTGTTGTGCAATATACGATTGAAGAGAAGAAAAAATCACCACACAGTGGAAAAAAATTACGCGAGGCGAACGTATATACCGATCACGTTACTCTGGAACGACCTATTGCAGATTATGTAGAAAATGGGCGGCTCGTGCCGAAAATAAAAATCCGGCAATGGGTTGCTGATAAAAAATTTAGGTTGGACTAATTAATGCAGATTGAATCAGTCTGGTCTATATTCCAGAAACGCACCGGGTTGGCAATCCAACACGCCACACAAACGGTTGATGGTTGTGAGCGTTGCAGCTTTGTGGCCTTGAATATTGTTGCTCAACTGCTGCGGGGTCAAACCAGCTTTGCGCGCTAACTCAGCTTGTGATTTTATACCAACGCGTGCATATAAAGCGTTTAGAGATTTGATATTTATCATAATCATAAAATACAATAATTACCCAAAAAGGCAACTTTTAGGTTGACTCAATAGTCCTATAGGGTTATATTTCAGTATCAGAAAGCAGTAAAAATAGAACGGGCCAGGTCGCTTAATCTTTGGCGAGACATCGACCTGACCCATCACACATCGGCCCGGAGGCTTTTGTATGCCACAAATGTCGCAAAAAAAGCTTACAAAATCAAGTAATAGCGACTTGGTGTTGTATGCTATCACCTTTTTCGCCGCTTGCTATCTCACAATTCGGGCATTCATCCCGTTTGCATTGGAGATGGCAAAATGACGAAACCCTGCCCCCACTGCACCAATAATCTCTACATCTGGCCCAGATCTGCCGATTGGATCTGCCAAGACGGTGCGCGCTGCGGCCACACCGAACGTTCCAGTGCAGACGAATTGGTCGAGTATATCGCGTATGTGACCAAACGCATCGACAATGCCAGATCTGCCACTGAACCATGCACCACGCGCATTGAATCACTCACGCGCACACTGAACACCGCAATCAATAAACACATAGAACTTCAACGCACGGCTGTAGCAGCGTAGTGCGCGTAGTAAATGCGTAACTGGTCGGTAAGCATTAGCAGACGGCAGCGGTTACGCATGATGGGCGGCTACTGTGGGGTTTGACCAAGCCGCAACCCAGTCGAAACAAGCGCGAGGGGTGGTCAACGGTTCGATGCCTGAGCCGTAAAGCAGCGCGCAAAGTCAGTGAACGGCATCTGTATAACTGACCAAACATACGAGCGACTCAACGTGACGAGCAATATCACAGCGATGGACAGCGTATTGGACAAACGGCTACTCCAGCAATCTAACTACAGATTGGTGGGGGTAGTATCGCCGTATGCAACAAAACAAGACGATCTAACGATCTGAGCAATATAAAAAGCACTACAAACCCGGAGAGATAGGACGATGCCAGTAAAGATCCACGGACGAGAATACGCAACGGTAGCAGAGCGGATCACTGCCCTGCACGCTGCAACGAAGGGGCAGTACACGATAGTAACAGAGATAGTCAGATGGGAAGATGCAGTAGTCGTAATACGCGCAACATTAACTATACCTGAATGCGGTAGCTACACCGGCCATAGCTACGAAAAGGAAGGATCAACGCAAATCAACAAAACCTCTGCACTTGAAAACTGCGAGACATCAGCCATAGGTCGCGCATTGGCTGCAGCTGGATATGGCGGCTCAGAATACGCATCAGCTAACGAGGTTTCCAACGCGATCCACCAACAGCAAAACGGCAAAAGCAACGGCCACCATAAACCGCCGGCAGACCCTAAAGCTGAGTTTGAGCGCATGGTGAAGGATCTAAACGTTGACAACAAAACAATGAGAGAATGTTTGGATTATCACCAATGCGTGGATTTAGTCAGCGTGCCGGAATCAAAGCGGCGTGAGTTTTACAAAGATTTGGCCCTAACCACACAAACCGAAGAGGTAAACGCATGAGCGGCGTAAACAAGGTCATTCTCGTAGGCAACCTGGGGAACGACCCCGAAATAAAGCAGACAGGCAACGGCACTTCCCTTGCCAACTTTTCTGTTGCTACCAGTGAAAGCTGGACAAAGGACGGCGAACGCCAAGAGCGCACGGAATGGCATCGTGTGACCTGTTGGGGCAAACTGGCAGACATCGTTGGGCAGTATGTAACGAAGGGCAGCAAAGTCTACATCGAGGGCAAACTGCAGACGCGATCCTGGGAGCAAGACGGCCAGAAACGCTACGCCACTGAGATTGTCGCGCGTGACCTGCAAATGTTGGATAAATCCGGCAACGACAATGGACAACCCAACCTGACCGTTGCCAGACCCCCGGTAAGCGACGACGACCTACCGTTTTAACCCCACGCCGGCCTAACGTTTAGCAGTGCGCTACGGGATAGTCCCAATGCGTAACAGGGGAGAAACGTTGGGCCGGCTACTTAAAAACAAATGCACATAGGTAACGGATTCCTACGACAAACAGCTATGGTTTTCACACTAAAAACAATCATACCCACACTTAACCAGTATTCGGCTCATGAGCGCACGCATCGGCATCGCGCAGCTGCGGTTAAACGCAACACCGAGACATCGCTTGCCATCGAAATGCGCGCACAGCACTCCACCCCTATTACTGACTACCCTATCAACATCTCTTATCACTGGTATGTCCGAAACCGCCGCACAGACAAGTCAAATATCGCATTTGGTCAAAAATTCGTTGAAGATGCGCTGCAAAAAGCCGGCATACTTCGCAATGATGGATGGTCAGAAATCGAATCATTCACCCACTCGTTTTCTGTAGACAACAACGACCCACGATTAGAGATCAAACTGACGAAGGCAACAGGATGAAAACATACAGCACACAAGCAGACCTGAGAGCCGCACTAAAGGCCATGCCAATCAACCAGCTGGTCGCACGCTGCGTCTATTACCAACTAATCAATGGTGTCACATACAAACCAAACACGCGCAAAAGAAAGGGATCTGCGGATAATGTCATCAGCGTTAGCATACCCGGACACGACGAAGGAATCGGAATCACAGGACAACTATTTGACTCTGCCCGTGAAAAAGCTGTGGCCCGAACTCAGCTTGAGCGAACACGAGACAAATCTCGCGCGGATACACTCCGCAGCATCGAGTATAACGCCCGAAGATACCGAGTTGCAACACCCGTTACTGTCGCTTTACTCCGGGTTGCAGATGCTATCGACGGGGAAATTGTCGCTGACGGAACAGCAGTTGAACGCGAGTTGGCAACTATTGATGCAGTTAGCGGAAGAGGAAATAGCACGCCTAACCCAAGAACGGAAAGAGCGCGAGGCACGAAAGCAATACAAGCCAGCCGCCGGCGTAGAGATCACGCTCCGCTTGCCGCCACCAGTTGAACTGATTGATACATCACGCGGCCTATATAAGGAACTTATTGGTGCAGGGTATACCTACAATTTTGACCGGCAGCTGTGGCGCGCGTGGGCCACTGACCGATCACGCCAGGTAAAAGAATCGCTCAAATACCAACAACAAAAACTACTGTAATGAACAAAACCACACCCCCACTGCCAATTGAAGAAGAGCGGCAGCTATTAAAACGCTTCCAAGAGACGAACGATGAGCGTGCTATTGAGCAGGTAATCGCCGCCAATACGCCACTGGTCATAAAGATCGTGCATGAGATGTGCTCCAAGAACCATGACGACTACATTGCAGCCGGCAGAATCGGCTTGTTTAGAGCAGCGCAGCGGTTCGATCTGTCGTTAGATATTCGTTTTGTCAATTACGCCCATCACTGGATTCGCAAAGAGATCCGCGACCAACTGCATGACCAGCGTATTAAGATTCCTGCTATAATACAGCACGACTTCGCACGCGCACACAACACGATGGGACGGTGCGGTGATCCTGCACCACCAGAGGGATACACCGACGAATACAAACGTGCCTGGACAATACACGCCATGCGCCACGCCACATTGCATATAGGCGATAAAACAGATGCCACGCCCGAATACGATATACCTGACGAACAACCGAATGCGTTAGACAAACTCTGCGCGTTGAACAGAGAAGACGTTTTACAGCATTTAGCTGACAACCTCGATCCACGCACAGCCGATTGCATCGCGCGGTATTTCAACATTATTCCCAATGATGAAAAATGCACTATGCAAACGCTGGGCGATGAACACGGAGTGTCACGCGAGGCCATACGCCAGACGATTAAAAAAGGTCTTACAAAACTCAAGTTTTCTATGCGCCACAACAACCGAATTAATGAACATATCTAAGACCCCTACCGTGCGATTTATAAGGGAAAAAATGGCCCATATAAACGTATTAGAGCATCGCCTAAGAGTCTCCGGCAACAGCAATAGACAGCTGCAGCATGAGTTAAAAATAATGACCGCAGAACGAAACCATTGGAAAGAGCGCGCGCTGCGCGCTGAACAGATATGATTGGAACGACCATCACACTGAACGATGCCGAACAGCGGTTAGCGCGGTATGTAGCACGCGCCAGGCAAGAGCATGACAACCAAGCCGAACACATCACAGAGCGCAAGATCGGCCCACAGTCCCAATTTGAAACCAACCTGAACGGCATGGGCGCAGAGATCGCCTTTTGCCGGCTTATGAACGTCTACCCCTCGCTTGATGTAGTTGATAATCCAGCCGCAGACCCACAAGGGGATTGTGTTGTGTTAGGTCGCACAGTTGATGTCAAAGCTACCCGATACAAAAATGGCCGGCTATTGGCTGTGCTGTGGAAAGAGAAAAAAGATTTGTATGGACTGATGACCGGCACGTTCCCCACCTACGAATTTCGCGGTCTGGCTGATGGCGATGACCTGCTGTCGGCAGACAACATCGTTGACCTGGGACATGGCCCTACCTACGCACTCGCACAAGAGGCACTGCGATGAGCAAAAAAAAATACGACCACGCCATAAAAGTTCAAACTATGTCAGATGAACATCTACTGAATTCTGCTGCCTGGCATTGGAGAAATGGGTTTGAAAAATGGTATGATGAAGCCGCAGATGCTGATTCCTTATACAAAGGCAGTTTGCAAGATTTCATTACAAAAAATCAACCGGGATATTTCGCAGCTATCAAAGAAATAGAAATCCGCAATCTTTCATATGATGCGCCGCACCAACGAAAAATGCAGCCGGCTTTTGATAAAAAAAACCCGTTCAATAAATAATGAAATACGGATCAGTATGCAGCCGGTTATGCGTTGGATTGGTGAGCGTATTCAGATTGTAGATACTATATATAATGAATAGGAGAATTGCCGATGGCGAAACGAAGAGATAAATGGTATAACAGTAAAGAGGCAGCAGAATATCTTGGCTTGACAGTGCAGCACGTTCGCCGGCTGTGTCGGCAGGGACAGATTGCACATCGACGGCTAAAAGGGTATCAATTCAGCAAAGATATGCTCGATGCGTTTATACGTTCACGCACTGTGTTTCAAGCGCAGCACCCAGATGCAATGAAAGTGCGGCGCGGACGGCCACTGGATGCGGATCGGGGGCGATAGCTATGGATTGGCTGTTAATAGAGTGGAAATGGACGAATCAAGAACTGCCACCCTCTCAATTCCCAGTTTTATTCTATACTCGGATATTAGGTATGCTGTTTGTTGGTATGTTGGACTATGATCCACAGGCTGAATTAACGGACGATGAAAAATTACGAACGCTAATAGTGACTGGCCCATTGCCGGGTGACAAAGGTGATATAGATGGCGATCATCTGCCAGATCTGTGGACTGAATTACCTGAAAGACCGATTGAATTGTTTTGAATATGCCACCATTGTATCCTTATAGAAAACCTATACCAGACACCGTAAAACGCGCCGTTAGAAAACGCGCCAGCAACTGCTGTGAGAAATGCGGTGACGAACGCAGATTAGAGTTTCACCACCTCACATATCTGAATACAAATTCCAACTACCACCGGGATTGGTTTGGGTTAATATTTGGTGCAGAAACACACGAAGATCTTGCGCTGTTATGTAGGGAGTGTCACCACCAGCAACACAGAGATTTGAATGGTTATTTTTGGGCAGATCCAGACGATCACCCTGAAAGGAACATGGCGTAACATTATGTATTACAACATCTTAGCTGTATTACCTGTTATAGTTAGTATGGGATCAGTTACACTTAAACTGATGTAGCTAATGAAGTATTTATTAATATGTAGCTTAGGGGTTTTCGCTTTTTGTGCTTAAAACAGTGTGACGGCATTATAAATAGTATCGCCTAATCATCCACATATAACACCTTCAAGCCTACTTGTGCATCCACCAATCGCTTCAGCTGCATTCGCACAAATACACGCTCATCATCTGTTTCAGTGCGCCACTTAACCAATGCTAAGATCGTATTGCTCAACGTCTGTGCGTAAACGCCCGTATCATCAATGCCATATAGCGCACCTTCTGGCGGTAATACTTCTTCCTCTTCCGTCATTATGCGCGCTGCTTATTTATCCTTAACCACTCTGAGCGGCAATAATTCAAATATCCCACGCCCTGTATAGTAGATTCAAACACGGAAATCATGCCCGGATCATCGTCATCAAATCGTGGATCTATTACAATCACAGCTGCACCAGATATACGCCGGTCAGGTAAACCCAGCTGGCGCGCGTAATCATCAAAGCGTTTATATCCGGCCACGCGCAGTGGATACTTAATGCGTCCAGTTTCGCCATCCCGTACAGCTGGCCCATTAGCCGATGTGTGCCTATGGCCGGCAACATATATGTGATCATCCCCAAACAGCGATGCCTTTAGGGTTCCATGCCCAGGGTTCCACATCGAGTGACCTGAGTGATCGTGCCGGCAGTTGACCCGTATTGACTTGCCCGATGGCAGTTCCAACTGCACGCGCACCCCATGTGCATCACAAAACACATTAGCTTGGTCACATAATTCTTTCACATAAATGCCGCCCCTGTTCCACAGATCGTGGTTTCCCAAGACCAGAAACAGCCACGGAGCCGCATTGATAATCCATTTTGCCAGTATTGCGCCTTCTTCTATGGTCGTCGTCTGATCGCCGTATTTGGCTTCTAAGCGACCCACCCAATTATTGGTCAAATCACCAACGTGCGCTGCGTATAGACCTTCAGTGCTGTTACAGAGGTCTATATCGCGCTTGAGTGCTACAATATCGCATCCATCGTCATCAATGTGTGGATCGCCCAACATCATCAGTGCAATCGGCCCGTCTACATCAATGCGAACGGTCATCAGCTGCACCGCATCATTGTGCGATTCGATGCGCTCAAAACGCTTTATTTTGTTTTCTATTAATTCTTCTATGGAGGGTAATGCAGACGGCGGCGTTTCTATAGCAAACGTGCGTTTCTTTGTTGTGGGTAACATGGCACGCCAGCCGGGAAACTGCCGTAGAAACGTGTCATCACTCCACTCGTCTGGCTTGAGTTTAGTGTGACTTGTGCGTGTGGGTATTAGCTTTAATCCGCGTAATCGTTTCAGCGTGCCGTCTACTGTGCCAAGCGATATGCCGGACTCAGCAGACAGTGCTTTTACGCCATTATTCCTATTATGCAGCATACACAACCAGAATAGATCATGTATAGTGCGTTGTGTGGGAGTTAATTTCTGTATAGCGTCATCTATCAAAACTTCATCACAGCCTTCAAAGATGCAACCGCTTCAGATAATTCTATTTTTAACCGCCTGGCATCTTCGTCAACGTCTTCATACTTATCCAATAGCTTTTGTGTAAGTGCGATAACGTCCTCTACTTCTTTTCGTGCCTTCTTTAGCCGGCGGCCAAATGTAAATGCGCCTGCAGCGCGCTTAATTATCCCAACCATTCACACCTTTTTTAAATTGGTGGCGAGGCGTGGAGTCGAACCACGATTCCCAGGAAATGAACCTGATGAGTTACCGTTACTCTACCTCGCGTCACTTATGTTCAATAGCGTATTCTAACCCCTTCAATGCGCCTACAATCTCACGCAGCATAGGATCAGCATCACAGATCACCCTAATGCGCTCGTCGCGCTGCTGCTCCAACTCTGCTTTGATTTCTTCGATGCTTTTTGTTTCTGCCGCACCATTAGCCGGTGCTTCTTCTACTGCAACTGGTTTAGTCATAATGCCGCCTCCTGTGCGACCTTTGCGTTTTCTGCCCCCGCTACCACCACGTTTTCGTGGACTACTCACTTCTTCCTACCCTTTGCCGTCTTTGCGGCTTTCTTGAATGCTGCTGCTGTAGGTGCGCCCTTTGCGCCTGGTTTACGCATCTTCTCACCGCTGCCGCCGGCAATGCGCTTTCTCTTTGCGTGTATGTTTGCGTATAAACCACGTTTTGCCATTGCTCTAACTCCACTTCGTCTTGTCGGCCCAATACGCCGCGCTACTACGACCTTTTGCTATATTTTTGCCGTGCCTCGATTTGAAATTGGCACGCCGCTGTGTTGTAGCTTTTGACTCACCCTTTTTAGGTGCGCCAGCTGTAGATGCACCTTGTTCGCCAAATCGAATAGTCTTCGTCTTGGTCTGTCCACCCTCTTTAAATTTAGCCACGACCACATGAGACTTTTTAGGATGGTTTGGCGTGCGTTTTGGTTTGTTATACGCAGACACCCCAGCGCGCGCTAATTTAGGATCTTTCTTTGCCGGCATCTTACTTGCCCTTGCGCGTCTTCGCTTTTGGCTTGGCTTTCATCTTAGCTTTTGCCTTTTTCGCTGCGGCCATACCTTTTGTGGTATAGGGGTATGATTTGTTTCCAACCTTTGGCATTGTCCATGCTCCTGTATGGGTTTTATATGTACTATACATACCCATTTATTTGACCCAATCCAACATTTAGGTGTCATAATTATCTGTTTTGATTATGCTGCAGGTATCCCTCTAAACGCGCCTGGCAACGTATCAGATCCGTCAGTAATTCATTCGTTCGATCTAACTTGTCTGCCACTGCGCGTAATTCGTTTATATGGCTATCGTTGCCGTTTCCGTTTCCATTCTTGCCGGCCATCTTAGCTATTATATAGGCGGTCAATGCGCCACCACCGACCCCCGAAACACCCCCGGTTGTCAATAGCATGGTTATTGGATCTGCCCCAGGTTCCATCTAAACCACCTTCGTATTATTGCTTTTTATAACGTCATCGCCGCGCTTGATAGTCACGTTGCCCTCTTCGACATCTACGGAAAACGGCGGCTCTTCTTTATCCAACCGATCTAGTTTCTCGATCAATTTGTTGATCACGCTGAACTCAGGTCGATCTGGCTTTTCACCTGCGCCGGCAATAGACGATAGCAACCCAATCAACGCTTGCAGCGATGCGCCTATAATTGCCATGACAGGTGCTAATACCTGCTCGTTAAGAAATAAGCTGGCAGATACGCCTATTACTACAATGCTGGTTATATACGCCAGACCGTGCTTACCAATCGATTTGCCGGCAACGTCTTTTGCAGTGCTTTGCGCTTCTAACCGCGCTAACTCTGCTTTGATTTCTTCTTTGTAATGTGCTAATGATCGCCTAAGCGTTTTCTTTTCGTCATCTGTCATTGACCCTCGCCAAAATAGAATCCTAATACAGTGCCGTATATGCCGATTAATACAGTCGCATCTATCTGGTTAGTGACCACAGTTTCCCAGACAACCAATCCCGTAAGCGATATGCCGATCAGCTGACGTATCGCTTGTTTACTCACCCAGCTTGTGCGCCCGTTGCTGCCGCCTCTGTGCTGCGTTGGAGCAGACCCCTGCGGCATCACCTCGCTCATTACTCAGCATCCAACCACGGAGCGGACATTTCTCGCGGTGCGACTGCTCGCGCCTGTAACTGCGCCTCCAGACCTTCCTTCTGTTGTTCATGCCATACGGTGAGTTGGTCAATCGCACGCTGTGGGAGACCTGTTAGCGCGTCTAACGCGACGAAATCAGCAGCGGTCAGACTGCTCAGATCAAGTGAGACCCACGGATCAGTGCTTGCTACTTCGCCTGTGTCCGTGTCAGTGGCTTTCGCGATGCACACAACGGCACTTATGCAATCGGTCTGGACGCTGCCGTCACCGAGGGTTTCTGTGCCGACGCGAATGCGGTCTGTGATAGTCAAATCATGGCTGTACGTTGGCATTGTCTATCTCCTATGCCGCTTCTAATGCGGCTACTTTAGTTTCAAGGGTTTCGATTTTTGTGATTGCTTCTTGTAGTGCAGCTGTCAGTAGTGGAACCAGTTTGCTCTGGTCGATGCCTTGATACTCTGGGTTGCCCTCATCGTCTACTGCATCTTTCGCGCCAGTAATAGCCTCTGGCACAACGTCAGAGACTTCATGCGCCACAAACCCATCGACTGTTTGATCAGCGTTTGATATGAAATTAAAACGTGACGGCTTTAGTGACTTGATGCGCGTAATGCCGTCTGTGATGCCTACGACATTTTCCTTGAGTCGATAATCTGAGGAGGTGTTGTATGCGGTAGATGTGGTTGTAATTGATATAGTACCAACTGCACTGCCATTAATTCCGTTTGCATTTGATGTGTGAAAAAATGCAGCAACATTACTACCGTTTCTGGATATATTTATTGAGCCATTGCCTGTATCAGCAGCTACCCCATACCACCCTGTTGTACCGTACGAATTGGTGTTACTCGATAGAGTAAATATGCCATCACTATGGATGCGAGCGCGTTCTTGATTGCCAACGCCAAAAATAACAGGTGCGCTGCTAGATTGTGTACCTATAACCAGACCATTCGATGCGGTATCAGCATCGTTTATGAGTGAACATCCGCCGAGCGTTTGCCCGTATTTAACATCGGTACGTGCCGTTCCGTATTTTCCGATATGAAATATGCCACCAGTGCTATTTTCGTAAAATACATACGAATTATTACTAGTGGTACCCGCTTTGAGCCGCATACTCGCATCACCCGATTGCACAATGTCAAGTACTCGCTCTGGCGAGGACGTGCCTATGCCGAGTCTAGATGCCGATGCATCCCATGTCATGCCGCCGCCAGGTGAGAGATTATAGAAAACCACATCGCCATTTTGCACCAACTGCATTGAGGGCGTGTCGTTTTCATACCCCATATTATTCTGGCCTGCGTAGAAAAACATATTTTGCAGTCCGACTGTACCAGCAGATTTGACCTTTATTCCCGCCCCGTAATGGGGTGGCGATCCAAATGCAGTACTTGAATCGTTGCTACTAAATCGAATACCACCCACAACGTCACTTACAGCAATAGACGTATCACTACGCTGTATTGTAATTTCTGGGCCTGTTGAAGAATTCAACTCAAGAAGGGTCGTTGGCGAGGACGTGCCTATGCCGACGTTGCCGCTCGGAATTAGGACATTGCCAGAACCTGCAATCCTATTTATTGCAAAATTCCCATCAGTGAACGTTGAATAAAACGGAGCGACTTCCCACTCGCCGCCTGTCGTTTCTAATCGTATTGCGCTAGTGCTAGAATCGCCTTTTAAATGCAAGCCTCGTGATGGCGAGGCCGTTCCCAATCCGAGCAGACCTGCGTTGGTCAGCGTCATGGCCTGCGTAAACGAGACCGTGTTGCCTGCCGTGCCAGAGGGCGCGGTGTAAAAAATATGTGCGCCTGCTTGCTGACCATAGGCCGCAGAGTAGTCTGTGTTTATATATTTATTGTTTGTGCCGTCATAGTAGTAGTTACTGCCAACAAACGTGTCACCGCCATTATTATTGTAGAATACGCTATCATTTACCTGCAACGCCTTAAACGAGCCACCCCACGCACTGGGAGTTAAGCCTATGCCCACGTTGCCGTTTTCAAGAAAATACCGCGATGCTGATAACTTCAGATTAGTAGTTGCACTGTCAGCATCATTACCTGCTTGTAGCTGTATTTCGCTACCTGCGGATGTAGAACTATCGCGAATGAAAAAACGGTGGTTAGATGAAGTTTGAACTGTAAATGGATAGTTAGGATTGGTGCATAAAACACCCACACGGTTGTTACTACTATCAACCTTGAGGGTGCTTGTATCTACCGTCAGATCACCGCTGAACGTCCCTGTCGTGCCGCTGATCGTGCCGCCAGTTACGTTGCCGCTGATATTTCCCGTGACATCGCCTGTTAGGTTGCCTGTGACGTTTCCAGTTACATTCCCTGTCAGATCTCCCGTGACATTACCAGTGACGTTTCCAGTCAACGCACCGCTCACGCCACCTGTAGCCGTGATGAGGCCAGTAACGCCTAATGTGCCGCCCACTGCCATGTTGCGCGAAAAGAACCCATCGCGTGGCCGGGTTGCTCCCGATTTGCCAATGTCGTAGGTCGAATCAGTAAACAACAAATCGCTCGTCACGGTGGCATTCACAGTCAACGTATCTGAAGCACTATCTCCCACCACCACAGCACCGTTCAGGGTTAACCCGCCGGTTAACGTCAACGCGCCGCCGACACTTACATCACCGGCAAACGTAGCTGCCTGTGCTGAAGATAGCGTGAGTGCTGTTGCGCCGTTCGTAGTAAACGCCAGGCTGTTTGCACTGTGACTGTATGCTATCTTACCTACATCGTTATCAGCCGCATCCCCGAAAAAGATGTTTCCATCGCTGCTACTGCCCGACAGAATCGACAGACCTGACGCTGCGCTGTTTTCTAGTACAGCCTCGTTTGCATCTGCGTGCGCTTGAACACTGCCGGCTGATGCTGTGTGGACATGAAACTGCCCACCGTCTGCTGCAGTGATGCCCGATCCTACCACCAACTCGCCTAATACATAGGTTCCTGTGCTATCTATGTCTGAGTTGGTAATTGTGTGCGTGTAGATATTCTGGAATTCGCCATTCAGGTCTGTTGCCGTTAGCGTTTCACCAGATACCCACGTTTTTAATGCGGTTAAATTCATTCAGCAGTTTTCTCCCACGGTCTTATGATTTGTTACCGGGCCGTGTGCCGGTTATTGTCCCAAGTATTCCCGTCCTGTGCGCGCTCCTACCTGCCCCGATGCGCGTCCCAATACGTTGATCAGCTGTTGCTTTGTAGCGTCTTGTGCCACGCCTTCGGTTAAGTATCTTCTGCCGCTTGGCGTAATAATCGCATCGCCTATTTTTCTCTGTGCAAAGAATTTTGCCAATGCAACAGCCGGACGTTTAACAAACTCCATTGCTTGATCATAATACGCTATTGCCTGACCCGATCTGGACGTATTCCTAAACCGCTCCGATGTGCTTGCTTCACGCAGCATCTTAGAAAAGTCTATCAGATCACGCGCCAACTCTTGCCCAAAAATAGCCACCATCTTCTTTTCGCCGCCGATGCTTTCTATAAAGCTTTGCATCTTCGCGCCGCTCAGATTCACACCCACATCACCTTTCACCTGTGCTTTTTCCCGCATCTCTTCCAATACTTCAGCCTGTAGGTTCCTAAACGCTTCTACGCCCTCTTTTGATGCCGGCACGCCCGATGGCGTTTCCACTGCACCTAAGAGTTGTTTAAGGCGTATTACTTCCGTTGGCTGGAAATTGCTGCTCATGACGCGAGTTGCTATACCTTCTGTTTTATCTGGATTCTTAACCAGATTTGCAGCTGAACTTGCATCTAAGTCGAACGACTCTTTAGCCATTAGTCTTGCCTGGCGCGCTTTTGCCGGCAATTCTCTGGGCAATCGAGCAGCCTGACCCATTTGTTCGTCTGCTTGTGCAGCTAATGCGTCTTTGGTCGCTTGGCTGCCACCTTCCAGGTCTACAATGCGTTTGTTCAACAACGTATCTAATCGCTGCTGATTGAATTGACTCAACTCGCCACGCTCTACTGCATCCACCAAACGCGGTGCAAAATCCATCAACTCTTCGCTGTTCATATCCCCAATAGCCGACTCTACCATATCTACGTCACGGAAATCAATATCCTGTTCACGCCGGGCAAACAGACTCAACGCCTCTTCTTCTGGATCAGCTGCAATCTTTTTGTAAAAGGTGTCGTCGCGGCGCAGTGCCTCTAACAAATCGTCTTGTGTTTCTATGCGAAGCTGTGGGAATCGTGACCGCAGCTGTTCAGCCACCAGATCAGCACCCTGCGGAGCCACTTTTGTTGCATTCCGTATGCTTGTTTCAACGCCTCTGAGCCGGCGCATAACGCGTGGCGATATGTTGTCTGGCAACCCTTTTGTATTAAGGCCGCCAACGCGCTCAATGGCCTGTGATAGGCTAATCATGTTAGCCGGATCGACTGCACCTTGTGCCGCCTGACGCGCTGCAACATCCGACTCACGCGCTAATACACTCCGCATCTGTGCGTCATCTAACCGCGTTCCCTGCATAAAAAACGTTTCGGCATCATCTGCTAATCCACCGTATACATCACGCAAATGTGCGTCTAACCCCGATGCGCGCGCTGTTTCCGGCTTGCTTCTGAGCATATTGCCTATGCGCTTTCTAAAATCATCCAACTGCTTGAACGAGGTAATTGTCCCCGTATCGTTCATAATCTTTGCCAAATCTTGATCTAATGCGCTGCCCGTCTGAAAACCACCCCCTGCGCCGGTGCGATCCATTACGCGCTGCACGGCTTCTTCCGTCTTCGATGTGACAACCCTTGCCTCTGGTGCTACAAACTTTTGTAACTCGTCATAGGCCTTACCTATCGCATCTTGCCGCACATCAACTGCCGTTTCTACAGCCGTGTTGTATAGCTGATTGCTATCAACGCCCTTCGCTATCTGCAAATCGCCTACTATGCGGTCAAATGCCTTACCCACTTCTTCGTTGTAGGGGCGCGTTACCTGCTCTTCATACCGGCCAATAGTTGCCGGGAATGTGTCTCTAACGCGCTCTTCAAGGTTTTGCAATGCTGGACTTGTCGTTTGCGCGCTGAGTGGCAACTTGCTTTCAATCTCCGTGCCAAGTTTTGTGTCGAATCGAGCCGCTTCGTCTATGACATTGCTGCGCTGCGTGCCGGTTACTGCGCCTTTAAACGGTGCAACCGCTGCCCTTCCTATTCTTGCTAATCCTCTACCTACTATGTCACCACCTGCTGATGTAAGTGCTTCCATCCCCAAATCACCGACATTCACCCCCTCTTCACTACCCAACATATTACCAATGCCCTGCTCTATAGCTGCACCTGTAACGCCAGCTGCAGATGCGGCTGCGATAGGCGCGCCCGTAAATGCCGCTGGTGACGTTGCCAACCCTGCCAAAGTAGAAAGAAGGGTGCGCGGCAAGCGTCCCACCATGTCAGCCAGATCGCCTAATTCTATCTCATCTGGATCAACCGGCTGCGTGCCTAATTCCGTTCGCACCATTGGCCGGCCATTGTCCAGATATGCGTCGTATCCTATGCGCCTTAGTATGCTAACTTCGCCTTCTGGCTTTGTGGCAAATCCAGACTGTAAACGATCAAAAAATCCAGGTGGTTCATTGTCGCTTACAAACCGTCTTAAATCATTGGCTGAAAATCGTGCAGCTATTTCTTCTGGCGTAAGGCCACGCAAATCATTGAGTGTAAGTTTTTTTGACATTTAGTTTCTCAATTTCGGCTGTAAAGCAATCCACCAGCACCAGAAAAGCCTGTATTTATTGGTTGCCTATAGTTACCCTGCGATTGCATCCCCAACGCCTTTTGAACGTTTTCTAAAACATCTGAATCACTGAACGTCTGACCTATGGCCTGTATCTCATTAAGGTCTAATCGGATACCGTCATATCTACCTCTTAGTTCCTTAATTGTATCTTCACCTAACCGTGTATCTATTGCCGGCAACCTAAACGGACTGCTCCGTTTCTCTAAATCATTCCGCGTTGTAAAGTCTGAAACCCTGCCCGTAATAGCGTCATTGATAAACCCGTCAATTTCTTTCATTCGCGCGTTATATGATGCAAATGCTAACTCAATGATTGTTTGCCTTCCTTTATCATTAAGCCTTGTCCCATCAAAAAACTGACTAAGTTTAATGCCAGCTTTATCGTACACAGCTATTGCTTCGGTAAGCGTATTATATTCTTCGTTTCGCACTACTGAGCCAGGATCTTGTAATTTTGCCAACGCTTTAAGCATCGCAATATCGGCAAACCCTCCACCTATTTTTGATGATTGAACCACCTCATCCAATCCCCGACTAACATCATTCCGTATTCTCACCATTGGTTCACTTTTAACTATTGATTCAAACCCGTCGAGTATATCCCTTTTATCTGTGCGTAATTGCCTTAATTGAACGCCTTGCTCTTGCTGGTATCCATTTAAATACGCCTGTGCCAACTGTGGACTGCCGCCGGTTGTCTGTAAAAAGTCTGGCGAATTTATCACTTCTTCTCTAGTAAGGCTTGGCGATCCAACCGCCAATGCACCCCCTGCTTTACTCGCCATATCTATCTTTTTATCTAATGACAATCCTTCAACTTGTGGCGTTTGTATGTTGAGCAATCTCGCTTCTGCAAGATCTCTCTGTAGCTGAAACAACTCATTTTGCTGCGCCTGTTCTAATACACCTGCTTGGCGTTGTCTTATCGTTGCATCAAACACACTACGCCCGTAATCACTGGTCACACCTTCGGGATACTGTACGCCGGACTGACCCACTGCGCGCAACAGTTCAACGCCCTGTGGCGGTGCTATGCTAACCCCTTTGCCCAACATCCTATCGGTTGGTAAAGGTGCTGCTTGTCCAGCGGCCTCGCCTAACTGTCTATCAATCGTCATCTGTGCAGCTGTGTTTTGTAGTCTGCGCGTTTCCTCAGCTGCTTGTCGCGCGGCTTCTGCTTCTTTCATGCCGCTATACAACCCAATCGCCTGTGACCCCAAGCCGGCAACCTGACCCAATGACCGCAACGTATTGGCTCGATCACTGCCCCTGTAAGTGACGGGAATCTGTGCCGCCCTTGCATTGCCGCCAAACGCGTTCATAAGGTTTACGCGGTTGTTTTCTTTTTCTTGTGCTACGCGTTGCCGTTCGCGCGCCCGGTTCATAGCACGCTGCTCTGCTTGCTGCGCTTTGCCACCTAAATAGGACTGCCCTGCTTGCAGTGCTAATTGGCCTAATATTGCCCACGGTATCGCCATTTATAACATCTCCCATGACATTTCATTACCCATCTGCCGCAGTATATACACCTCGCCACCTGCCCCTAATGCCCTATCTGGACTAAATGGATCTTGTCTTGCGCCAGGCGGCAGTGGAGGAGGCGTGCCATCAAGTGTTCCATTATTTGCGTCACCGACTCCTGTAGTATTTGTAGTAGTGGTTCCATTGATAATGCCACCCAACAGATCATTAAGAATTTGGTTGCGTTGCTCCGTATTGTAGAAACCCGATTGTGCCAATGCCAACGTCTGCTGCACATCCAAGTCCCTAATCTCACGGTCGAATCCAGTGCCGGCGCGCTGGTCTGCTCTGCCGGATAGCGTTGGTTCTCCCTCTACGCGACCAAAAAGTGCATCTTGTATAGCGCGTTCGGCCCGACTCTCTGCGCCCTGCGATGCGGCAAGATCTTGCTCGATGGCCCTTGATTGCAACGTCTGCGTAGGTGCTTGGTTATATCCGCGCGCGAAAAACTCACCCGTTGCATCTGCTTCCGATAACCTGCGCTGAAGATCAGCCGTTGCTAAGTCGGAGGATAACGCCTGTGCAGCACGAAGATCCGCTGCCGTTTGTAGTCCTCTATTTGCAATCGCATTCTGCACATCTTGCTGTGTTAGTTGCTGTCGTCGCAGGTTATCTGCTGTAGCAAGTTGTCTATTCAACCGCTGCGTTATTAGATCATCGCGCGCCTGTTCGCCGGCCAATGTTTGTATAGGATCGCCCGTTTGACCCGTTTGCACCTGACCGAAGAGAATAGACTCTAACTGCTGCTGTGCGCGTTGGTCATTAGCACGCGCCAAGTCCTCTTCCAACCCCATCGCACGACCTGCCAATGTATCCACAGGTGCTTGATTAGCTGCTTCAAAAAACTGACCCGTCACCCCGGCTTCTGCTAACCTGCGCTGCAAGTCCTGTGTCACCAGGTCTGATTGAAGTGCATCAGCCGCACGTTCGTCTGCACTGCGCGCCAATCGTCTGCTTTCGGCTGCGCCTACCAGATCAGATCCCAATGCCTGTGTAGACCGCAAATCTGCTGCCTGTGCCAATCGACGCTGTAAATCTGCTGTAGTCAGATCACTCTGCAGCACTTGGCCGGCACGCTGATCTGCTGTGTTTGCCAGTGCGCGCTGTTGTGCAGCTGTGGCGAGGTCTGAACCCAACGCCTGCTGTGATCGCATATCTGCTGCTGCTGCCAGTTGACGCTGCTGTGCTGCTGTCGAAAGGTCACTGCCCAATGCCTGACCAGCACGTTGATCGCCACTTAGTGCCAACCTGCGCTGTAGTTCAGCAGTAACTAAGTCGGACTGTAATCCACGCTCTTGCCTACTGGCATCGTCCATTGCCAGCTGACGACCCAACCGTTCTGTTTCTAACTGAGCAAGCTGACCCTGGCGGCCAAACACATCTGCCCGCGCCTGTCGCTGCATCTCTTGATCTGCCAACCCAAGCTGATCTACGCGCGTCTGCAACCCTAATGCTTGAGATATTGCATCGCCGGCAAGACCTGCCCCCAACGCTTGCCTGTTGTCCATTTGTGCCGATAGGCCGGCCACATCGCCAATGGATGCCCTCGCCAAATCCTCGTTAGCTAACCGTAGATTATCGCGCCTACCCTCAAAGTTCAACGCGTCATTGATCGCTTGTGTTTGTAGGTCATACCCTAATGCGTTTATGTCGTTTAATGTGCGTTCACGCGACCCGATAAAGTCACCAAACGCCTCTGCCGTATCGCCACTTCGCAGCACACCCAAGCGGTTTAAGTTTTCGCGTAATTGTCGTTGCTGGTCTTCGCTGCGCTGTAGAAAGTCTGCACGCTGTTGCTCTATAAGTGGGTTGCTGCCACCACTCAAGCGATCAAGTATGGCTTGTTCAGCCTGTTGGGTAAGGTTGGTATCGAGCGATACGCCCGTATTGTTCAGCCTGTTTCGTGCCGCCACCATTGCTTGATCTAAGTCAGCACCAGACCCCAATGGATTGCCCTGTAATCGGCTTAATACGTTCTGCTGCGCTGCATCTGTTAAAGCTGAGTCTGTGTCTACCAACTTGCCGGCACGCACTTGGTTCAACAGTGCTTGGTCAGCTGCTATCGCGCCATAATCGTTGCGCGTTGTGCCAATCCCTGTTCCCGTTCCCACCTTCAATGCGTCATCAAACCCCAATGCGCTATACGGCGTTGCTACTCCCGTTCCCGTATCCATTGCAGTCGCACCTGTCATATCAACTGGATTAATACGGGTAAAATCTGCGCGTGTTTGGTTGTAATCTCCTACAGCAGTGCCGGGCGTAATGCCAAGACGCGCCATCGCATCAGACATCGTTTCGCCCTGCACGTTATTAAGGTTTGATGCTGTTATATTTTCCTCACCTATCGCAGTGCCTGGCATAATACCTAAACGCTCCATCGCGTCAGCAAACGATTCACGGCCACCCATCGCACCACCACCGCCGCCTATGCCCGTGCTACCACTGAACCCACTCAAATCTGCCGGTGCGTTTAATGGCGTATCTGCTTGGCCCTGCATCATAAACGCTGTATTAGCTGCGCCTAATATTTCTCCTGGCGTAAACCCCATATTTGCATAGCTTGGTGCTGTTGCTACCGTCTGCACTGCTGAACTACCAAAATTGTCCCGGTATTGCTGGTTCGGATCAGCTACCGTTGTCTGCACAGGCGATTGGCTAAACTGCTCCCTGTATGCCTGATTGCCACCTATCGAACCCGTTGCAGATGCACTGCTCGTTGGCCTATTCATGACCTGACCGGCATTACCACCCATAACAAAATTGGTATTAGCAGCACCTTGTGGCACACCCGAAGTCATGCCCCCCATAGCATCAGCCATGCTTCTGCCGGCAAACGGATTGGTTCCACTCTGCTGTGTATTATTTTGCATCGTTGCAGCTGTGTTTGTTGCGCCAATAGGCCCTGTATTCAACCCCAACGCGCTATACATAGCTGCCATGCTGTTCTGGCCGCCACCACTGCCTGTCATGCTGAAATAATCCGCTGCAGACATTTGTTGCTTAGGTTTGGTGATGTTGAATGGGTTCATGTTTGCCGGCCCGTACATATTCATTAGCTAACCCCTGCTCTTGGTTTCCTATGCCGCCCAATGACCTTAAACTGTAGATGTGTACGGCGTATTCTATAGGGTTCATCTTTCGTGTTGTTGGTAAACTTCAAACTGCTGTGTGGATCGTATCCTTTCAGATCTATATCCTTTGACACCATGCGCTTGGTGCCTACAGCATCTACGCCCAGAGTAAACGAATCCATCACACCGCCGCCGCCCGTTGTCGTCAACGTAGTCGTGTTTCCACCCACCCCTTGTGATTCTTGCTGCACACCGAGCGTGTATGCACCCAACGCATCAAAGTATGTCCGTGCATACAACCACCTCAGATCAACGTCACCCCCTAACGGTGCTGGTGCAGATGTTTCAAAATGCGTGTCGTATGCTGCACCTTCATGGCTGTAATAGGCTGCCGGCGCATGATCTAACAACTTGCCGTTAAAGTTCCCTGCGTGCGGCTTGTCGTCTATGATGCCGGCACAGTTGCGTTCAAACGTTGTCCCTGCACCATTCAAAGGCCCATACCACGCAAACCGCGTCTGTCCAGAAACGTCATCCACGTACCTATGCCGCAGTGACATCACCATTATTTCATTGCAGTTTGTATTGTCGTTCGGTAGCCAAAACCACACCTCATTCTCGTCTGCGTAATACACAGCAAACGATTGGTGTAGCCGATTCTTTGACAGATCCGGCCAGTATCCTTCATCCAGCGCATAGGACACTTTTTCAACCGTTTCGCCGCCGGCCCACATATACACGCCATCTTCTAATACGAACACCTGCGCGTTGCCAGGAATCGTTACAACAGCACGGCCCGATAGTGTGCCACCCTGTTGTGGGTTGCGTGGATCTGTTGTAGTGCGTTGCTGAAGTTGGTATGGAATGGTCGCGTTGCCGGTAGGCAGTAGAATAGATATGAAATCTTCTGTATGAATTGCTAACGCGTTTTGTAGTGGCTGTAGACCCGTTACAGGCGAACCCAAGTTATAAAAAGACGATGCGCCCCACGTTTCTGGATCGCCGGCATCTGAATACCAGACCCTATCTTTGTCTGCATTTGTGTTAGCACAAAACACACGGTTATCAAAGAATGCAACGTGTTCGGCTGTAGTAAACCGACTGTCCACATCCAACACATCCGCGTTGCCCGTCCCTGTCCATTTGATTGGAGGATTCACGCCATTTGTCAGAATAAGCGTATCAAACGCGCGCACCCATTGAAACGTGTTATCATCCCCAGCTGTTATCGTGACAGACCCGGTTATATCTGTCCAACCGCTGTTGTAGTAATAAATCTTGTCACCAGCCACAATAAACACATACTCTGTGCCGCTCGATGGCGCACGAAACTGCCCACAGGCTGTAAGTGTAGGCGTGCCGGCTAATGCACTGGCATTCTCATAGCTTTTGACACCCAACACCTTTTCAACCGATGCCGCTTGTGTCAGACGCGTGTTGAGCATATCGCGCAACCCGTTCGGCCCAATATCTTCAGCAGCCAAATCATACCGCACGCCCTGCGTCCACGGCCCGTATTTAATAGTCTCTGCAGCTATAGGCATTAACCGGCCTCTACTACTAACGAGTTATCGGTGCGTACAATAAATGCGTATGGCTGATCAGATGCCGGATACCGACGATTGCCCTGTTGCGCCAGGTTCGCTTTCATCATCAGCCGCACTACGCGCGCCATCTCTGCAGCTTCGCGCTGCGCGCCTGACTCATCCCCCTTCTCTTCGTAATACAGCTTCGATGCACCGTAAACAAGCGCAGACTCAGCTATTTGTGGGAAACCCAGCGTGAGGAATGTTTTGTTGTCGTCTGATGCGCTCCATTCAGCTATAGCAATCTGGTATCTGACGCGAATCGTGACATTGGTATCCGATGGCGTGTAATACAGTTCAATCGTGGGATACCCCGTAGTCGTATCAACGCCGCCAATAAATACTTTATATACGTTGCCGGTAAGACTTCGGTCTTCGTCCGACATATCGTATTCATCCGGCCCGACGATCTCTAACGGCCATTCGTCTGTTTCGTTGACAAACGACCACCATGCAGTGACCGCCCCGTCTACAGGCGTGTAAACGCGCGTTATAGAAGACGAATCAAACGTAGCTGTGACACCGCTTGTGCCGCCAGTTAGCGTTTCAGTGGCCGTGAATGTGCCGGACTCGCTATAGACATACAGCCGATTATTGGTAGTGTCGTGCGAATCCACAATAGCCGTCTTGCCACTTGTCCCACCTGTGACCGTTTCGCCCACAGCAAACGTGCCACTGGCAGACGAAACAACAAACGTCAACGTAGTCTTGAACGTGGTCGTACGGTCTAACCACCACCACTTGAGCAGGTTTGATATTTCAACGGCTGTCAGATTTAGGTATTTGCGCGCGCGGTTCTTAAACGATGTGTTGCCACTATCCAACCCTACGCGATCTAATACCAGGCTGATACCTTCGTCTAATGTCATTCATAGTCTACGATGTGGTTATGTTTACCCACGCGCCGCCCTTATACACCTGTAGCTGATCGTCTGTTGTGTTGTATATGATCCAGCCATTCGATGCCGTTAGCGCATTGCGTTCAGTTGTGGTTAATGTCGGTGCTTGAAGCACTTGCCCTATCTCTACTACATCAAACTGTGCAACCGTGCCAAACGTAGTTGCTTGCTTAACCTGCCCTGCAATGTTTGGCGATTGCCGGGGTATCTGCATTAAGCCAACTCTACACCCTGGTCGTGCTGCATGGTTTCTTCAGCAGCAATATCAAACCGCACATTGCTGTCCATCTTCGTGCCATTCTTGTGGTGGTCGATCCACTCTTTGTATCGCTCCGTCTTAATTGGCTGCCCCTTGCCGTCTTTCACGGCCAATGCAGGGTCATTCGTATCATCGCCGCCCTGCCCCTTATACATAGGCAACCAACCGGGAGGCAATGGGGTAAACCCTTTAGGGTGTGCTACCTCTACACCACCAAACACACGCAACGCTGGTTCACTCGTGTAGTCCCTGCTGTAATCGCCTAATGCCGGCCCTGTGCCAGCCTGTAAACCAAACATCGAGCGCGTGCGTTCATTGCCGGCCAATAGATCTGCCAAC